CGCTCCCCCCGCCGGGGGGGCCGAGCCGGTCCAGACCCTGAACCGGCTCCGCCTGCTAGGCGCCGTGGACGACGACCTTCGGGCCCAGTTCTCCTACATCCGCCCAGAGGGGCCTCTGGCCGACATGCAGCGGAACAAGTGGGGCAAGGACCAGCCGACGAAGTCCGGAGAGTTCGCGCAGGACCAGTTCGACATGGCGCTCCAGGCCCTCGACCCTGACATCATCGTGGCCGACGGTATGACTGCCCTCTACGGCCTGCACGGCCTGGACGCGAACGACGCCGTCAGCACCGACGTCATCACGTCGTGGTTGAAGCGCCTCACCCGCAACGGCCGCTCGACCGTCATCATCATCGACCACCAGGCCAAGAGCGCCGAGAAGGGCTCCATGCCCATCGGCTCGCAGCACAAGGTCGCCATGGTGCAGGGCACTCTACTTCAGGTGTGGCCAATCAAGCAGCCCATGCCCGGCGACGTCGGGGAGATGGAGCTAGTCGTCCTCAAGGACAGGCCCGGCCAGGTCCGTGCCCACTCCCAGAAGACGGGAGGCCGCGGCAAGGCTCAGGTGGCCGGTGTGGTCACGCTCGACAGCCGGACCGGGGGGCGGTCGTCCCTCGTCATCACGCCTCCGCGGCGCACGCCGTCGGGCGGGGGCGGCACTCTGAACGCGGACGGGGAGGACGTGAACGACGTCGAGCGCCGCGTGGAGCTTGACTTCACGGACATGTCTAAGATGATGGAGAAGATCGCCCAGCGCCAGGACGACGAGGACACCGTCATCGGAGCGTTCCGTGGCGAAGTCGGCATCCGTCTGAACTCCCGCGACCTGTTCGACCTAGTGGATGGGGACATCTCCAGGGATCGGACCAAGGCCGCCCTGGACCGCCTGATCTCCCGCGGCTGGATCATGGCTGAGGGCGGGCGCGGCGGCCGTCAGTACACGCTGGTCGCCGTCGGCGAGGACGGCCCCGAGGAGCGGGACCCGGACGAGAAGGAGAGAGAGGACGCCGGTGCGTGACTTCGACAGGCTGCCCCTGCTGACGCCGGAGGAGGCGTTCGAGAGGGCTCGAGAGATGGGATGGAACCGCCCCCTGTTTGACCTGGATTACCGGGTGCGGGGCCTAGGCGATTGGAAGACCCTCGAGGCCCTGCTCCGGCAGTATGACGTCGAGGACGCGGTCATAGCCTCGTTCGGCCTTAAGAGCTTCGAGGAGATCCTGGACGTCATCGCCATGCTGCATGAACGCGGCTGGCATATTTGGCAGACGGCGGCGAAAGTCTACGTCGGTGGCGAGCTCAAGGATGTCCAGGCTATCCGAGCCCACTACCACGGCGACTAGGCCGCAAATTGGCCCGATCTCGCCGTAAACTACCCCAGTGATGCAAGTCACTGGGGTAGACCTTTACCGGGCCTTGCATCTCGGCATACGCGCTGCGTAGCCTTAAGTCGTCAACGGAACGACCGCGAAAGCGGAAAGGAGAACTGAAATGGCACGCAAAGGCTCTATGCGGGAGCAGCGCAAGCGCTGGGCGCGGTGGGAGGCGTACCGCAACGAGATGTACGTGACCGACGAGAAGGCCCTCGCCCGCGCCTACCGGGAGTACAGCCTGACCGGCGTCCTGGAGGACCCGTGGACCGGGGACCGGTACTGCCCCTCCTGCGAGAAGCCCGAGCAGTACTGCGACTGCGGCTCCGCCCTCTGACCACACCCGAATCCCGTACCTTTAGGAGAATCTGATGGACTTGTACCTGACTCGCGAATCGGCCGCCGATAGCGAAATTCGTGACGTGCTGGCCGTAGGCTTGGAAGATCTGCTTGCCGACGGCGGGACCGTCGATGACTACTACGACGTCGATGCGATCGCCGACAAGGTTCTAGAGAGGATCGTCCGGCCTAGCGGGATCGTCTGCTACTGCATGGCGCCGGACATCTATCCCGCCCTGTTCCGGGACATCGTCGAGCAGCACGCCCGACCCGTCACAGAATGACCTCAGCTGAAATTACCCTCTCCATAAGGAATCACCATGAGCCTCAAGCCCGGAACCTATTCACTGACCTCACCCAACGCCGTCCACGCCAACCGCGCCCTGAACCACGCCTACTGGGCGTTGGGCGCAACGATCTTCACCATGATCCTGCACAACCTGACCGCGGCCGACGGCCTCCTCGACATCGTGTGGGGTCTCTGGATGGTCTTCGAGTTCTCGCAGATCGTCCGCTATGGCGTCAAGTCGATCAAGGCGGGCGTCCGGGACCGGCGGGTCCTGGCTTTCTCGGTCCGCGAGGGCGCCTTCGTCTCGGTCCCTGAGGAGGAGTACCTGTGAGGACATTGCTGAGAGTTCTGGCATTCATCATCAAGACCTATAGAAGGAGGGCGAAGTGAGCCGGAACGGCATCGTCAGTGCGGAGGAGATCATGCGCCGCGTGAAGGCGTCCCCTGGCGGAGACGTCAGGGACTCCGACATCCAGGCCGTCAAGGGCAAGAAGCCGATCTCATACGTCCCCAGCCGCCGCGTCGGCCACGCTCGGTCCAAGGCCGAGCTCGTCGGGGAGTACGTCCGCTACCTGACCGACATACACGACCGTCGCAAGGACCTGCTGAGGATCCCGGAGGAGAAGCGGCAGGCGCACATCCTCGCCGAGGCCGAGAGGGCCGCGGCCATGCACCTGGAGGAGCGGAGATGAGTACCAAGCCAGAGGTCGGCTCGGAGGGCGTGAGGGAGTGGCCTGACCACGACCTCATCTACGTAAGGGATGCCCGGCGCCGGCACGTGCAGGTCGGAAGCGAGGAGCGCGTCTTCGGGATCTTCTCCCGAAGGTACGACTCGGACGGGAATGAGTACTTCTACCCCGTCGAGCGCAGGGCTCAGGCCGGGGTCGAGTCCTGCTGGCTACTCGACCCGGAGTATGATCTGATCCTCGATTGGGAGCCGGTTGACGTGGCAGACCTGCTGGAGAGGATGCGGGGCCGTGACTAAGTTCGAGTTCGGAGGCCCTCCCCGCTTCGCCCATCAGAAGCGCGGCCTGACCAAGCTCATCGCCTGCAACGGCGTCGGTGCTCTCCTCATGGAGCCAGGCACCGGGAAGACGGCGGTCACTCTGGACTACTGCTCCCTGCTGGCCCTAGCCTCGCCCCGCCGTGAGGCCCGCGTCCTCGTGATCGGCCCGCTCGCCGCCGTCGACCAATGGGCGCTCCAGGCCCCGAAGTGGGTCAGCCCTCAGGTCAACGTGTGGGCGGAGGCTCTAGGAGGCTCGGTCATGCAGCGTGTCGAGGCCCTGCGTTCGCGCGGAGGGAAGTCGGTCGCCAAGCCTACCGGCGGCAAGGGCCGCGGTGCCGGAGACGACGTCCGCTCCCTCCACGCCAACCGCTCCTGGGCACTGGCCGCCAGGCGAGACGGCGTCGACCTGAACCGGGAGGTGGCGGCCAAGGCTGGCCCGGACGTTCTGGGGGACGGCAAGCCTCGCCTCGTGATCGAGGCGATCAACCTGGACACCCTGTCCCAGCGCCGCCAGGTGGGATCCAAGACGATGGCCGACGTCGTGCTGAGCGCGGTCACCGACTTCGACCCCGATCTCGTAGTGATCGACGAGATGCACAAGATCAAGTCGGTCGCCTCCAATGCGTCTCGCCTGGCGGGACGGATCGGCTCGCGGGTTGAGCGTCGGATCGGGCTGACCGGGACCGTCATCCCCCACAGCCCGCTCGACGTCTACGGCCAGTGGCGGTTCCTTGATCCCCGGGCCTTCGGACGGGTGCAGCCCAACGGCGAGCGCCGCGTGGCGACGTTCAAGCACTTCAAGGAGGACTACGCCGAGATGGGCGGGTACATGGGGCACGAGGTCGTCGGCTTCAAGAACCTGGACCGCCTGGAGGAGATCATGGGCGAGCGCTCCTCGGTCGCTCTCAAGGAGGAGTGCCTGGACCTGCCCGACGCCGTCGATACGGTTCTCCCCGTCGCCCTGAGCCCTAAGGAGCTGAAGGCGTACGAGGACATGCGCACGAAGCTCCAGGTCGAGTTCCGTGAGGAGGACGACATTCGCGAGGCCGCTCCCGGCGGAGACGCAGCGACGGCGGCCAGTCGACTGGTCCGCATGACCAGGCTGCGTCAGATCACGGCCGGCCACCTGCCGGACGACTTCGGCGAGGTGCGCGAGATCGGGCGGTCCAAGGCGAAGACCATCGCCTCCCTGATCCACGACACTCTGGAGGACGAGAAGCGCATCGTCGTCTTCGGATCCTTCACTCGCGAGCTCGTGGCGCTGGAGGAGGAGATCGCCGACAAGCGGACCACCGTCCTGAGGATCGACGGCTCCACGAGACCGGAGGACCGGCTGGCGATGAGGCAGCGCTTCGGGTCCGACGACCCGGCCCGCCTCGTCATCGTCGCCCAGATCAAGACCCTCTCGGTCGCCGTGAACGAGCTCGTGACGGCCCGCAACGCAATCTTCGCCTCCTTGCCCTGGCAGCGCGACGACATCGTCCAGGCTCGTGACAGGCTCAACCGGCTCGGCCAGAAGAGCGCAACCACGCTCTGGTACGCGCTTGCGCCTGGCACCGTGGACGATCTAGTGTTCCAGGCCTACCAGGACCGTACGGACCTGGAGAAGGCCCTTATGAGTCACATCTATAACGATAGGTAAGAGCAATGAGTCCCACCCAGTGCCCTGAGAAGGACGTCATCACGGCCGAGAAGGCCACCTACTCCTCGCTAACTCTTCACCGCCGCTGCCCCCAGGCGTGGAAGTATCGCTACATCGACGGCCTGCGCCGAGCGCGGTCGGAGGTCACCCCGGCCCTGGACTTCGGGTCGTGGTTCCACGCCGTCCGCGCCGCGGACCGGATCAACAAAGGGGTCGTGGAGGGGACCCTCAAGGCCCACCCCGAGGAGATACAGACCACGGACACCGGCCCGACCTTCCCGTGGGACGCCTCCCCGGCGGACGTAATTGCGGCTTCTACGGAGTACTGGGGGCGGCTCGGAGAGGACGCTCGGGAGGTCTGGATAGACTGGCTCGGCCAGCCCCTCCCGCAGCGCCTCTCCCACGTCTACGCTGAGTGGCGGGACCGCTGGGCCGAGGAGTCGGAGAACGAGAGCGTCATCGCCGTCGAGCAGCGCTGGGAGCGTGAGATCTCCGGCACCGGGGTCACGCTCTGGGGCTACGCGGACGAGGTCTATCAGGACCGCAAGCGCGGCATCGTCGTGGTGCGGGACTGCAAGACGTCCGGTACCCTCGGACAGGTCACGAGCCTGGACGAGATGATGGACAGCCAGGTCCAGCTCTACGCCTGGGGCCTGTCCCCCGACTGCTCGGAGTGGGGTGTGCCGGCGCCGCGCGCCGTCGCTTTTGACCGAGTTCGGTCCAAGGCTCCGAAGACCCCCAAGATCACGAAGGCGGGCAATCTTAGCGCCTCGGTCAAGGACTACGACCTGAGGACGTACCTCGAGTGGTGCGCCGACGGCGTCCCCTTCGAGGGCATGAAGAAGGACGGTAGCGGGGCGGGGACCTACACGGCTGAGGAGTCTGAGATCGAGCGCCTCGCCTCGACGCAGGCAGTCTCTCAGTGGTTCGCCCGCCACCTGACTCCGGTCAGCCCTTACTTGGTCCGCTCCCACCTCCAGGCGGCGGCCGACACCTGCTCGGACATCTCCCGGACGCGGGTTCGTGCTGACCGGCGAGGGGAGGCGCCGCGAAACTTCGGGAAGGCCGCCTGCCAGTTCTGCGAGTTCGCCGACCTGTGCCGCGCGCAGATGGTCGGCGGGTCCGGAGGGGAGTACGCGCCGGAGGAGTATGGCCTCCGCCACCGTGACCCGTCTCACAGCGGTAGGTAGCTCTCCGGGCTTGCGATGCCCTCCCACATACACCTACAGTTAAGTCATCCACCCAATAGCGGAAGGAAATTCAATGACCAGTTTCGCCGGCGTCAACATCGTTGACGTTGAGGAGGAGGCCGCCGACTACGGCAGGTGGCTGATCCTAGGAGCACCCGGTTCAGGAAAGCGGCTGCCCCTAGGTACCAGGGTTCTCACCCCTTCAGGGTGGGCCAACATCGAAGACCTGGAGATCGGGTCGCAAGTGATCGGAGTAGATGGGGCTCCCTACCCGGTGTACGGGAAGTCCGAGGTAGTATACCGAGAGACCTACCGAGTAGTTCTTTACGACGGTGGGTCAGTCCTGGCCGACGGGGATCACCTGTGGGAGGTCGAGGCCAAGCGAATCGGGCGTAAGGTAGTCAACACGGAGGAGCTTCGTCGTAAGCTTCTATCTGGCGGGCCGGGTTACGTCCTCCCTAGAATGGAGGCGGCTCAGCTATCTGAGAAATCCCTGCCGATCGACCCCTACCTCCTCGGAGGACTCCTAGCAGACGGTTACCTGCACGGTCAGGCTATCTGCTGGACTAAGGGGGAAGAGTCGGTGGTTGAGGGGATGCTCCCCCATCTGCAGGGCTTGGACTATGTCCGGGAGTTCCCCGGAGGGAAAAACACTCCTAGGGTTAGGTTCCGCGGCAAGGCTCTGAAGGAGGCTCTGGCTGATCTGGGACTGCGGGTACCTTCGGCCGAGAAGTTCATTCCGGAGATGTACCTTCATGCATCGATCCAGCAGCGTCTTGACCTACTGGCCGGACTCTTTGACGGGGATGGCCGGCTCTCCGGGAAGGGGCAGCGGCTCTACCACTCCACCTCGGAGAAGCTTGTCCGGGATGTGCAGCAGCTCTGCTGGTCTCTCGGAATTGGGGCCAACATCCACAAGCACAAGCAGGACGGAACTTGGGCCCTCGGTCTGACCACTCCGCACAATCCCTTTAGGCACTGCCGATTCGCGGCGCACGTGAACACTACCAACTACAACGGAAAACGCCGCGTCGCAGCCGTCGAGCCTGTAGGGGTCACTGCGGGCCTGTGCATCGCTGTAGACTCCCCCCGCAACCTCTACGTTACGGAGGACTACATCGTCACACACAACTCGTCCCTGGCCTCGACCGTTGCCACGATGGGCAAGACATTGTTCATCGACCTGCCCGGAGAGAAGGGCACTCAGTCCTTCAAGAACGCTCCCTACGCCAAGAACATCGACGTTGTCCGCCCCGAGAGCGTCACAGCTCTGGACGACATCTTCTGGAGCCTGGACAAGGGAGGCCACGGGTACAAGGCAGTCATCATCGACAGCCTCACCGCCCTCCAGAAGATGACGATGCGGTACCTCACAGGCTTCTCGGAGACCGCGGTCCGTGAGATCAAGCAAGGCACCGCCCCCGCCGATCAGCGGACGTGGGGACAGGCCCTCGACATCATGACTGACACGGCGGTGTTCTGGTACGGCCTCGCCGACGGCAACCGTTCCGAGCCGATGCACGTCGTCATGACCGCTCAGGTCAAGATGGTCGAGGATGAGATCAACGGCGGAGTGCGCCGCTCGCCGGACGTCCAGCGCGGCGCCCAGTCAATCATCCGCGCCACACCGAACTACATCATCTACGCCGACGTCGAGGAGGACCTTGACAACACCGGCCGCGACGACGGCCCCTCGCTGAAGCACATCGTGCGCTTCGGCACCGACCCGGAGTACGGGACCAAGGCCCGTATCCCCTACAACCTTCGCGGGAAGGTCCCGTCCGTCCTCGGGCGCGACCACCCCGTGACTCTGGAGAAGCTCTCGCGCTTCCTCGGAGTTGGCGGAGTACCGGAGCGTAAGCCCGCCGCCAGCAAGTCGGCCAAGGCCGACGACTGACACCCAGTAACCCAACCTCACAGGAGAAATAACCATGGCCCTGACCTTCGACTTCACCAACTACAAGGACACCTCCACCGCCCACGTCGCCCCCGGCACCTATCGCGCCGAGGTCTCCGACTTCGAGGAGACGACCTCCAAGGCCGGCAACGCGATGTTCGTCGTCTACCTGGAGATCACTGAAGGCGCTCACGCCGGACAGCAGATCATCGACCGCCTCCCGCAGACGGAGAAGGCGATGTTCCGCAGCGCCGCCTTCCTCCAGGCCCTCGGCGTCAAGATCGCCAAGAAGAAGATCGCCCTGAACCCGCGCAGCCTCATCGGTCGCCCCGTCGACATCGTCGTAGAGGACGGCGAGCCCTACAACGGCAGGGTCAAGTCCGAGGTCCGCGAGTACCTTCGCGCCACCAAGCCGGCTAAGGCCGAGCCCGCGGACGACCCGATGGCTGACGAGGCTGGGGAGGCGGCCGTCCCTGAGGCGCCGGCTGAGCCCGAGCTCGGCGCCACGGTCGAGGACGCCGTAGAGCTCGACGTTGACGCCCTGGACATCGACGACCTGGACCTCTGAGTCCGAGCACGGCGGCCCCCCCCCCGGCGGGGGCGGCCCCCGCGCGAGCAGCAAGGGCGGCGGGGGGGCGGGGGGGGGCGGGG